TAACACGGTAGGTATAGTAGCAGAAGCTAATGTTGTACCAACGGGGGTTGACTCTACAGGCGTTATAGGTACAACTGTAGTGGTTGGGGATGCTAACTTATCTATTAGTAGCCCAGCGCTTACAGTAGGTATAGGTGTAGTTAATGCTACTGCTGCAGCTAATGTTGTACCTACTGGTGTAGCCCTTACGGGATCTATAGGGGCTTTAACTACACGAACCAGTAACGTTATACTTATATCCACACCAGCTTTAACTGTTAATACTAACAGTGTTACTGTTGTAGCTACTAACTTTGACTATGACTCCTTAAAAGATAGTTATGACCGTAAGAGAGTTTTATTTATAGTAGGTACACCTCAGACATACACAGTGGCTATACCATCAGATAAGAAGCAAAGAACTGTTAGCATTGCAGCTATTGACAGAGACAACACAATAAGAATTGCAGCGTAAGGAATACGTACATGTCATACAAGTGGCCTGATAAAGATAAAGATGAAATACTAGACTACAACATAGATTGGTCACGCTTTCTAGGTGATGACACTATTGTAGGTGTGTCTTGGTATGTAGATGACGCTGATGGTGTAAAGACTGCTGTTAGTCCTGCCTCTGTAGTCAACGGCCTACAGATGGTACAACAGACTAATACTGCAAGTGTTTCTACTATTAGGTTCTCACTTGGTACGAATAACATTAGGTATCGTATCTCTTGTAAGATTACAACTACAGAAGGTCTGCAGTATGAGCGCTCTGTATTTCTACGTGTTAAGGAGAAGTAAGAATGTCTTATAACTTTATAGGCTTGGTTAATGACGTTAATAGACGCTTAAACGAGGTTGAGCTTACTTCATCTAACTTTGCTACAGCTACAGGTTACTACAACCTTAGTAAAGACTCAGTTAATGCATCTATTCGGCACATACATCAAGAAGAGTTTGAGTGGCCTTGGAACCATGCAGAAGAGAGTGAGGTACTACTTGCAGGTGAAGTACGCTACAGTATGCCTTATGATGCTAAGACTGTTAATATGAACTCCTTTCGTATTCGTAGAGATGCAAGTCTAAGTGTAGAAACTCAACGATTAAAGTTACTTAACTACGAAGAATACCTTGACAAATATACAGATTACGAGTATAACTCTGATGTTAATACTAGAGGAGTTCCTAAGTATGTTGTAAGGACTCCTAGTAGAGAGTTAATCTTTGTACCAGCACCTGATAAAGCCTATGAGGTTGTGTATGAGTACTACACTGTTGGTGTTGATATGAGCCTAGCTACAGACGTACCTTCTGTTCCAGAAGAATATAAACACGCTATTGTAGATGGTGCAATGTATTATGTTTACTTGTTTAGAGGTGATACTCAGACAGCACAGCTATCCCAACAAAAGTTCTTACAAGGTATTAAGCATATGCGTAGTTTGAATATCAACAGAACTGAATATATTAGAGATACGAGAGTACACTTTTAATGGCAACGCAGTGGACAACATTTCCTATTGAGTTTAGGGGTGGGTTAATATCTAACCTATCCCCTTTACAACATGGTACAAACGCTGTTGGGTCTGCTACTATTCTACAGAACTTTGAGTCAAACAAAGAGGGTGGCTACTCTAAGATTAAAGGCTTTGAAAAGTTTAGTGCATCCACTATCCCCGGTTCTGGACCTACCTTAGCTCTTAAAGTAATTAGTTCTGGTCGTATTGTAGCAGCCCGTAAGAACGCTAGTAACTTCACTCAGTACTACTACAGTACAGGTAACTCTTGGAATAGTATGGCTACTAGTGCTAGTACTAATGGGGGTAAAGCTAGGCACGTTCTATATAACTTAGACGGTGATGATAAAGTCTTGTTTGTAGATGGTACTAACTACCCAGCTATCTACAATACTAATGGCAACACTATGTCGTTTATGACTTCCTCAGATAGTACAGATGTTAGTGGTGCTGAGCAGGTAGCTATATTTAAGAACACTGCATTCTATGCTAAGGGTAGTAATCTATTCTTTACTGCACCATTCAGTGTAGATGATTTTAGTGTCGCTAATGGTGCAGGATCTTTTAACGTAGCTAATGACATCACTGGTTTAGCAGTCTTTCGTGAACAGCTTATTATCTTCACTCAGGACAGCATTAAGAGACTGACTGGTAGTAGTGCTGCAGACTTTGCAGTATCACCTATTACAGACCGTATTGGTTGTATTAACGGTGACACTATTCAAGAGATTGGTGGTGACGTTATTTATCTAGCACCTGATGGTATTAGGTTATTGAGTGCTACTGACCGTATTGGTGACTTTGCACTTGATGTAGCCTCTGATCAAATTTACAAGGATGCTAACACCTTCTTAGCAAGTACATCTAGTTTTACATCTCTTGTATTACGTGAGAAAGCTCAGTACCGTATCTTTGCTTACATTGCATCTGAGCAGGCAGAAGTGGGTAAGGGTCTTATAGCTACTAAGTTTATTTCTCAGGGTGCATCAGGTATGTCTTGGTCTACCACTAAGGGAATTAAAGCTTTTGTAGCAGATAGTCGTTACTCTGGTACAACAGAGATGGTAGCTTTCTCTCACGATAATGGTTACGTATATCAACTAGAGACAGGTTCAGACTTTGATAGTTTAGACATTGAGGCTATTTATGAGTCTCCTTATATGCCTATCACAGACCCACAGACAAGAAAGTCTTTTTATAAGCTAACTTTATACGCTGAACCTAAAGGTAACATGAGTTTAGATCTTAACATACGTTATGATTTTAGTACCAGTACTGACACATCTACTCTTCAGCCAGCTACACAACAAATCAGCAGTACAGGTGATAGGGTATTTATCTTTGGTGCGTCTAATGCTGTATTTAATACTGCTACATTTGGTGGTGAGCTTGACAGAGTATATACCACTAACATCGTTGGCTCTGGTAAGACTATAGCTATGCGTATTGAAGACAACTCAACTAACCCTACATTTACTCTTGACACTGGGCTGTTAGAGTACAGACAAAACGATAGACAGTAAGGAAACACAATGGCAGGTTATACTAGACAGGATACTGCAAACAACATTGCCAATGGTAACGTTATTGATGCAGATGACTTTGATGCAGAATACAATGCAGTAGAGAATGCTTTTAATGCTTCTACAGGACATAAGCATGATGGTACTTCAGGTGAGGGTGCGCCTATTGAAAAGGTTGGCCCTAGTCAGGAACTAGTTGTATCCTCTACTAATGTTAATCCTAAGACTAGTAATACTTTAGACTTAGGTACTAACTTACTGCAGTATAAAGATGGTTACTTTGATGGTACTGTTTATCAGGATTCGGCTATTGTAGGTGTTAATGCTTACATGACACTCTCTGATAATGAGATTGATGTATCTAGTGGGGGCCTTACCTTAGATGCAGCAGGTGATATTACACTTGATGCTGACGGTGGAGATATACTACTTAAAGATGCAGGTACTACCTTTGGTACTTTTACTAATGATGGTAACAATCTTGTTGTAAAGTCTGGCTCTACTACAGCAGTTACTTTAAGTGGTGCAGACGCTACACTAGCTGGTACTTTAGCAGTAACAGGTACTACTACTCTTAATGGTGCTGTTACAGTCTCTGGATCAAACAATGTCACTGTAAACTCTGGTGATGTAACTTTATCTAGTGGTAATCTTGTCGTAGGTGGCACTATTACTTCTACAGGTGCTATTGCAGCTAATGGTGGTGTTACTGGCAATCTTACTGGAAATGTTACTGGAAATGTTACTGGAACTGTGTCAAGTATAAGTAACCACGACACAGGAGATCTATCAGAAGGCTCTAACCTATACCACACTACTGCAAGAGCAAGGGCTGCTATATCTGCAACAGGTAGTCTAAGTTACAATAGTACAACTGGTGTAATGAGTTTTACACAGGGCAACACAGACACAATATCAGAAGGCTCTACTAACCTGTATCACACTACCGCAAGAGCAAGAGGTTCTATCTCTGTAACTGATGCAGGTGGTGATGGTAGCTTATCTTACAACAGTACTTCTGGTGTTATTACATATACTGGCCCTAGCGCTGCTCAAGTAAGGGCACATTTTAGTGCAGGTTCTGGTATTGGTATCTCTAATGGTACTATTAGTCACTCTAATACATCTTCTCAGGGGCC